CTGCTCGTCGCGCTGCGGGCGTTCTACCGGTGGCTGCAACGCGAGGGCCTGGCCGACGGCGACCCGACCACGCTCGTCGACCGGCCCAAGGTGCCGGCCCGTCTGCCGCGGCCGGCACCCGATCGGGAGATCGCCCGACTGGTGCAGACCGAGGACGTGCAGCTACGCGCCCTGTTCGCCCTGATGTCCTGCGCCGGCCTGCGGTGCTGCGAGTGCTCACGGCTCGACTGGCGCGACGTCGACCTGACCGCGGGGACGGTGATCGTCAACGGCAAGGGCAACAGGGAACGCCTGATCAGCCTGTCAACGGACGTGACGCGCACCCTCGCCGCGCTGCGCCTGGCCTCGGCCCGGCGCGACGGCGCCGTGTTCGTCGGACAGACCGGGCGGCGGATGCTGGCGCACCGGGTCTCGCAACGGGTCAACCTGGCGATCCACGCCGCGGGCTACTCGACGACGGCGCATCAGCTGCGCCACCGCTGCGCCACGGCGGCGCTGCAGGTGCCCGGCGCCGACCTGCTGGCGGTGCGCGACCTGCTCGGCCACGCCTCGGTGGCGACGACGCAGATCTACACGGCCTGCCTCCCCGAGCGCACGGCGGCGACGTCGCGCGCCCTGCAGCTGCCGGCGGCGTGATGACCAGGGATTCGTTGACTTTGTCTAGAGCGCGAGTGCCATGAGCCGACTCCGCTACTACGGCACCCTCGTGGCGTTGATCGCGCCACCGCTCAGCGTGCTCATCGCCGAGTGGATGTATCGCCAGGGATGGTGGCCGTGACCAGGGGCGAATTCATGAATTCGGCGACATCGGCGGTGGATTCTCCACGTCCGATGATGCTTCTGGGGCCTGGCGTTCCCCGGCGCGGAAGCCGAGGTAGGACCCGAGTACTCCGATGATGCCGCCGAACGCGCCGGTGATGATCTGGGTGGCGTTCTCGCTGAGTCCGGGCCCGGCGGAGGCGATGGCGTCGTAGAGGACGGCGACGAGGATGACGTTGAGTCCGACGGCGATGCCGAGGGCCAGGATGAGGGCGACCCAATCGCGGACCACGCCGGGGAACGGCCGGCGGGCCATCAGCTCAGCTGATCTGTTGCCATTGCTCGGCGCCGGGGATGCGGTCGAACGTCGCCGCGGACAGGGACACGGCGTCGTAGGAGCCGGTGGCGGCGAGCGCCGAGTAGTCCTCGCCGGTCGACAGGAACGTCATCCGCGACAGGTCCGGTGGGGCCACGGCGATGGCCCCGGCGTGCGGGCCATCGGCGCATTGCAACAGGAGCGCCTTGGGCATGTCGTCATCCTCCTCGTCAGGTTCGGGGTCGGGGGGCAGGATCGTGGCGGCGGCTCGGGCGATCAGCTCGGCGCGCAGGTCGGCCACGTTCCACGACCCCGAACTGTTGATCGACCGCGGCCGCCACGGGCCCTGGACGGCGGCGGCGGTGGCCGGGTCGATCTTGCGGCCCGGGCTGTAGTCGACGTGGCCGGCGACGTCGTCGGGGGCCAGGCCGAGCGCCGCGCAGACCGCGAGCGAGCTAGCAAATGCGGAATCGATCTGCGCTGGCGGGTAGGGCTCGCCGACGCCATTGTTGGCGATCTCCATGCCGACGGCCCACGTGTTCATCGAGTCGGCGGGGACGGTGCCGCGGCTGAAACGCAGCGACTGGCCCTTGCCATTGGTGTTCGTGGCCCCGGCGGCGAGGACCCACACGGCACCGTCACGGGCGACGAGCAGGTTGGCGATCGGGCGGGAGTCCGAGCCGTGACACATGTAGGCGGCGTCATTGGCTGGTGACGTCGAGCTGGCGGTGTGGTGCCACATGACGCACACCGGCCGCCCCGAGGCGTACCCGCCCGATGAGCGGGCCCGGGTCGGCCAGCCGTCGTACTCGACGACGGTCAGCCCGGCGGCGCGCAACCAGGCGGCGAGCTCAGTCAGGTAGCGGCCGGCCATCGTCGTCGTCTTCGGCGGTGTACACGTCGTCGTCACCGTCGTCGTCACCGAACTCGAGCTCGAGCGGGACGTCGGTCATGATGCCGGTGGGAGGGCTTGGACGGCGGCCAGGATCATGGCGTCGGTGATCACGCCGGGGTCATTGCCGGGACGGGGGACACCGTTGAGGACGGCGGTGGCGTAGGCGTCGGCGAACCCGGGCGAGGCGGCGATCAACCACACGTTGTTCGCCGCCCACCCGGTGGGCTGGTCGCCGCCCGGGGCGAAGTCGAGCTCGACGGCGGCGCAGGCGGCGAGACGCATGACGAAGTCGTTGTCGTTGGACAGTTGCGCTTGGTCGGAATAGGCCATCAGGGGCTCCTTTCGGGGGTCACCAGTCGAAACGGACGGTGAACAGACACGATGAGCTCACATCGACGCGCAGCACGCCGGTGCCGAACACGCGGCGGGCCAACACGGCGATCGACAGGGCTCCGGTGCTGGACACGGCGAGGGCGTCATTCCACGCCACGGTCTGGCGGGACCCGACCGCGTTCGGGGTGTGAAAGGCGATCCGTCCGCCCGCCACGCCGAGGCGTGTCTGCATCTCGAAGACGTCCCCGGCAGCACCGCCGATTTGATGCAGACCGGCGACAGTGGTGACGATCCGGGCCCGGGTCGCCCACGCCGGCACGGCGATCCCGACGACCAGCCAGTCAGTCAGCGCGGCGGCGCCGGCGTCGACGTTGCCCGGGATCGTCACGGCGGCGTCGGCGTCGGCCTCGGTGAGCCTGGTCAGGTTGTCGACGACGGCGTTGCCCCACGTCGATTCGATCAGTTCGTCAGGGGCGACGTGCTCGGGTAGGGCCATCAGACGACTCCGATCAGGTCGGCGGGCCGGTCACGGGCGGCGGGGTCGGCGGCCCACGTCGTCCGGTCCCATCCGCCACGATCCCACCGGCCCCCGGCGGCGGCGAACGGGGCGGCCGGGTCCAACGTCAGGCGGCACCACCAGCGGCCGCGGTCGGTGATCGTGTGACGGACCCCGGTGACGAGCATTTCGACGTCGAACACCTGGCGGCCGTCGCGGGCCCGCAGGCGGCAACGGATCCGGGTCGGGGTCTCGGGGCGGACGGTGGCCATCAGCTCGACGACCCGGCCGTCGCCGGGGTCGGTGGCGGCGTCGAGGGTGACGGCGTCGATGCGTGGCATGGTGGCCACGGCCCGGGTCTCGAGGACCCGGCGGGCCAGCGTGGTCAGCACGGCGTCGTCGGCGGTGAGCAGGTCGGAACGGGTGAACGGTTCGAACCCGGCGACGCGGCGGCCGGCCTCGTCGATGACGGTGATGTGCTCGTCGTTCGAGCGGCCCATGCGGGCCACGGTGGTCACGTCTCGGCGGCGGAACGACAGCTCCCACGTCGACGGGCAGATGTCGGCGCCGCCGAGGTTGCCGACGGTGGCGTCGGGCGGGGTGCCGGGGATGAACGTCTGCCAGTCCCGGCCGCGGTAGGCGACGCGGCCGGCGAGGTCGCCGAACACGGCGCCGCCACCGGAGTCGGCGGCCTGGCCGAGCTGGTCGACGACGGCGCCGCCGAGGTCGGCGCCGAGCAGTCGCACCGAGGTCGGCATCAGGTCGCGGTAGTTGAGCGGCCATTGCCGGGCGTCGAGGATGCGGCCGATGCGGACGTCGACGGTCTCCCCGGCGCCGACCGGAGCGGACAGCGGGTCGAGGGCGGCCCGGCCGGCCTCGCCGAGAGCGTCGATGCATGAACACTGCACGACGTCGGTGCCGTAGGGCTGGTAGACGGGGACGGTCTCGTCGACGTAGCCGCGGAACAGGACGTGACGACCCGTCGGCGTGTCGACCCCGTAGCGGAACTGGCGGCCCGGGCCCATCCGTCGAGGTTGCGCAACACGACCTCGGCCGAGCCGGGCCGGAACCGTTCGACGACCCGGGTCCGCCCGGTGTCGGACTCGGCCGCGTTGACCTCACAGGACACGTCGAGCCACGTCGGCTCGGTGCCCGCCCACCGGGCATCGGCCGCGTCCCACCGGGAACGGTCCCATTGGGCCTGACCGGACGGGGAACGGACGTCGCCGACGCCGAGCTCGGCCCACGGAAACACCGGCACCGGGCCGAGCAAGGCGCGCACGGCGGCCACGATCAACGGCTCCCGGCCAGACGAACCCCGTCACGCACGGCGTCACGGACGGTGCGCACGACGTCGTAACGGGACCCGAGGATGGCACCGCGCATGTCGACGGTGACCGGTGCTGTGGCGCCGGGGCCGGGGACGTCGATGTACAGCGGAGCCGCCGCCGCGGTGACACCGGCGGCCGGGGCGGCCTCGGCCTCGGCGCCGCGGGGCAGGGCCCGCACCCCACGACCGGCCGACGACGCGGTCGACGCGGTGCGACCGGCGCCGGTGACGGCGGCGATCAGGGCGAGGTTGTTCAGCAGGGTCGACAGACCGGTCGCCTTGACGTTGATCGTCGTTTCCCGGTTGCGGGCGGCGTAGTTGATGTCCCCCTCGGCGGCGGTCGTGTTGGCATCGGCGAGGATCGCCGCGTCACGGGGTGCGGCGGCCTCGTCGAGGGCGGTGGCGGCGGCGTCGATCGTGTCGTAGCGCGGGTCGGCGAGGATCTCGGACACCTTCTCGGGCGGGATTCCGTTGACCTGTGCGATGTAGTTGATGATCGCCTGACGCATCGGCCCGTCGGTCGTGCGGGCCGACGTGACCATCGAGGCGTTCCACGTCCGCTGCGCGTCGGTGGCGTCCTGCGTGGCGCCCATTGACGCCATCGAATCCTTCTGCAGCTGCACTTGGGAATCGGCGGCCCGGCCGGCGGCAAGGGCCAGCTCGTCGAGGGCGGCGGCGTTCTCCTGCGTCATGCCGGGCGCCGTGGTGATCTGCTCGGCCGTCGTCTTGAGTTGCTCGAGGAAGTCCCGTTCGGCGTCGCGGGCGGCGAACGTCGAATCGGCGGCGGCCCGGCGGGCGTCGGCCATCTCGCCGAGGGCGGTGACGGCGGCCGTCAACGCGCCGACCTGCTCGAGCGTCGCCGCGACGGCCTCCTTTTCGGCGTCGGTCAGGTCCCGCGTCGCCTCGGTGGCGTCCTCGGTGGCGGCCCCGTAGAACTCGGCGTCGCGGCCGGCCTCCCGTTCGGCGTCGCCTTTCTGGCGGATCGCCGCGCCGGCGGCGAACGCGGCGTCGACGACGTCGGTGTAGCCGTCGCCGAGGGCCAGGGCCACCGCGCTGTTGGCCTGCGTCGTGCGCAGTCCCTGTTGCATCGCGGCGTCGAGGTTGCGCAGTTCTTCCTCGGTGGCCCCGGCGGCGGCGGCGGCGGCGAGCTGCCCGGCGGCCCACCGGTTGAACTCGTCGGCGCCGCCCTGGACGATCGTGTTGAAGTCCTCGAACGTGCCGATCACGGCCCGCACCGAGTCCTCGACGTCTTTGGTCTGTGAGCCGATGCGGGCCATCAGCGACGTCGGATCCTCCCCGCCGGCGAGGATGTCCTGCAGCTCGCCAGCGGACACGGCGGCGTCCTCGAGGGCCTCGGCGAACCCGCGGACCCGGTCCTCGTTGAACGCTTTCGTTTCGGCGATCACCTTCATGTACTTGCCGACAGCGGCGGTGACGAGCGCGAGCCCGGCCATCGGCCCGGCCACCGAGGCGAGCCCGGCCATGCCGATGCCACCTTCGGTGGCGTACTCGCCGAGCTGGCCGAGACCGACGCCGAGGTCGCCGACGACGCCGCCCAATCCGGCGATCGATTGGGTCGAGTTGCCGACCATGTTGGCCAGCACCGAGCGGGACTGGTCGGCGTTCTCGCGGGCCTCGCGCAGGCGGCCGTTGAGGTTGCCGAGCCCCTGATCGACGGCCGAGACCTGCACGGCGTCGACCTGTTTGATCGCCGCGGCGAGCTGTTCGGCGTCGGCCTCGATCTCCTCGAACGACAGTCCCATCCGGTTGAGGTCGCCGATCTTTTCGGCGATGCCGTCCTGGCCCATGCGCGCCGCCAGCTCGGGGCCGAGGGCCCGGCCGAGGGCGTCGGCGGCCCGGCTGGCGGCGCGCAGCTCGGTCTCGGCCTGGTCGGCCATGTCGCCGAGGGCCCGGGCGACCCGTTGGGCGTTCGTGCCGGTCTCGTCGAGGGACTGGTCGACGGAACGCAGCTCCCGGTTGACGGCCCGCGAGAAATCGCGGATCCCGGCCGTCCCGGCGGCGGCGTCGACGGTGATCCGATAGTTCAGGTCGCGGCCGGGCACCGGGTCACTCCTCGAGGGCGGTATCGAACAGGTCGGCGATGGCCCGGTCGACGATCGGGGCGGCCCGTTCGGTGGCCCGCGTCCATACCCGTCGACCGGTCTGCCGTTTCGGTTCGGCCGACACCCGCGGCCCGTACGGGGTGCGCAGGGCGCGGGCCCGGCGGGCCCGCACGGTGTGCGCGGCGGCGCCCGATTCGACGATCGACCACGGTCCGGGCGGGCGGGCCTCGACGTCGATGGTCGTCGACACGGCACCGGCGAACGTGCGGGCCCACACGCCGAGGCGGGCTCCCATGCCGGACAGGGTCAGCGTCCCGCGGACGGCTTTGGCGGCGTCGAGTTGCGCCTTGCGGGCGACCTTGCCGAGCTGGCGGCCGACGTCACGGTTG